TCTCCTTCAACTACTTCCTTCGTGTAGTCTTCGTCACACATGTAATGTGCAAGACACCTTAACTCCAGTGAACTTGCGTCACAACCAACAAGAACATTATTAGAAGAACTACTGATCCAACAACTTCTGCATTCAACTCCGTAGGGAGAATAGACAGCCGGAATTTGTGCCATGTTTGGACTATGGTGGGCCATACGTCCTGAGATAGCTTTGAGAGTAAGTACTTTACCATGAACTTTATTATCCTCCTCTAAAAGTTCTAACCACGATTTGATCTGGGCTGTACGTTTATTAATAAGAAGATACTCTGCAATCATTTGTGCTTCAGGAATATCTACTTTCTTTAATGTGCCTTCATCAACAATAGCATGACCAGTAGGTGTAAAATTCTCTGGCATCCATCCTTGTTCTTGAAGACGTGCAGCAATCTGCTGACGACTTGCAGGATTGAAGATAGTTACTTTGTCCTTCAACCTTTTACCTGTCTTCTCTGAATACCTTTCCTCTGTCACAGGAGGATAACGACGTTGTAAGTCTTCTTCTATAGCACGAGACTTATCGGATAGAGAAGCTTGTAACGTCATAGCCTTTTGTACATCTAGAGTAAAACCATTCTTTTCCTGAACATCAATGATGCGACGTACATTGTATTCAAGATCAATAGCCTTACAATACTTTTCTATCTTTTCACTTTTCATTTTTATCCAAAGACGATAAGTAATTTCTACGTCTCTGACGCAATACTTAATCATATCTTCTGTTAGTTCAGAAAAGTCATGAAAGTCAATCTTATTGAAACCTAGATCAACTCCCCATGATGCAAGAGAATGTTTACTACGTGTAGGAAATAGAAGCTGAGAAAGAATAAGTGTATCTTCTACAGTTGATACATTAATCTTTGTTCCTGTCAAACGATTAAGGGTAGGAGCATCGAAGCTTATGCCGTTGTGCATAATGAACTTCGATACTCGTTTAGCAAATATAGGAAACTTAGTTAGACATTCTTGTTCCTTCCAGATATTGACCTGACCTGTTTCTACGTTCTTAGTTACGATACAGAATATCTTTGTAGCATCAAGACTATCTGTTTCAATGTCTAGTATTACCTGCATACTTACCTCTTATTGTTTAGAAGGGAATGTCGTTGTCGTCACTTCCTCCATCAAGATCGTCACCAAGATTAGTAACTTCATGCAGCCTACCAGTATCTTTGTTGAAAAACAAGTGGCAAGCGACACCAGTTTCACCGGCATATCTATTCTTCAATACACGAATGGTAGTAGTGTTTGCAATATTAGGATCATCAGATTGTTGGTCACGTTCCATAGCAACAACAGCATCAGAGAGTTGTGCGATAGACTGTGAGCCACGAAGATGTGACAGGCTTACCTCTTTACCATCTTCATGTCCACTGTCTGCACCTGTACGTCGTAGGTGTGAAACAAGAAGCAATGCACAATTAGTTTCTTCTACCAGACTGCGAAGCTTGGTCATAAGAATGTCAATGTTCCTACGTTCGTCCATACCTTCAAGACCTGAGACAAGGATAGAAAGATGGTCCAGAAATACCCATTTACAATCCAATGCTTTGACCATGTAGCGTACACGAGCAAGAATTTCTTCTGTACCCATAGAACCAAAATGATCGAAAGCATAGAACCTACCAGTTCCAATGGTAGCTTCTTGCCATTTGAATAATTCTGCATCTGGAAAATTCTCACGAACCTCACGTATGTACAATCTAGCATTAGCTTCTACAGACATAAGATGGAAGATGGTTGAACGGGTATTCTCTTCAAGAGAGATAACACCAATGTTACCTTCAGCTTGTTTAAGAACATGGTGCATCAGTTCACGCATGACACTAGACTTACCTGTACCAGTACCAGCCGTCAGAGTAACCAGTTCACCTGTACGAATGCCGTACAGCTTTTCATTGATACCGGCCCAAGGATACAGACAGGTAGTCTGATTACCTTCATCGTATAGTTCAGGACCAATATCTTTTAGATTGATAATACCTGCTGGTGTGTAGGTACGTGCAGCCCACCATGCTTGAGTAAAGTCTTGTGACTTACCATCAGTCAAATAGCCAGAAGCATCTTTCAGCTTACCATCAAGTGCTACAATCTTACATTTGTTTGGCTCAAAGAGTTGTGCAACTTCACGTGCAGCCTTCTGACCTACCTCATCTGAATCAAAGCAGATAACAATGTTGTTGAAAGAATTAAGAAAGTCATAGCTACGCTTACAGCTTTTGACTGCTGCTGCTGCACCATCCTTGATAGAGACTGCTGCATACTTTGATCCAAGCATCTGATATGCAGCCATAGCATCTAGTTCACCTTCACAGACGGTAACATACTTACCACCTTCCTGACAAAGGTGCTGACCAAATAACATACCTCCTGACATAGAGCCGGGAGGATCAGCGGTAAAGTTCTTTGTAGCTACATCACGAATCTTGTAAGCTACGAGACTGTTGTTTACATCGAAGTAAGGATAGTAATGTTTTACTACATCATCATTAGCATTCTTCTGAATACGTACACCATACTTCTCTGCTGTATCTTTTGTAATACCACGATCAGTGATAGCTAATACGTGACCTTTTGCTGTAGGTGGTTGTTGGTAACTTACAGTATCGAGTGGCATGTCAGTCTCCTCTATGTATGCCTTATCGCTTTTAAAATATTGACTACAACTAAAGCAAAACATATGCCCATCATCGAACAATGCACAAGCATCACTCGAACCACAAGACTCACATGGAATATGTTTTACAAACTTACTACCATTATGCTCAGTCTTCCCTGAGTACCCTGTATGTAGCAATTACTTCTCCATTACGTTTGGCTACGAAGCCGTCTATCGTCTCTTCAATATCATATCCCATCTGAGATGTAAACAGTTTTCTGTCTCCTAACAGTTTCCATATGTCTTCTTCGTAAGATGAATCTTCTACTACTGTTTCAATGTGGTTAGTTTTCACAATAACATTCCACATTCAGCAATCCTCGTCCTGATAAGAAAATATATCTTTTACAAAATCTGTTTCGTTAGACATATATTCTTCAGTCTCTTCTGATGCAAATCTCTTAGCTTCTTTAGGACTATAACCCTCTTGGAGGTATTGAGAGTATAGTTCTTTGTAAATAATCTTACGATCCTTTTCCCATAAATTTTTCATTATTCCTTTCCTTTATTATTATTATATGGGTTATCCATTTCATGTTCACAGGTAAGACAACACAAAACTTCCCACTCTGTGTGTGCTACCCAGTGTAATGTTCCACACTCTGTACACTTAACTTCTAGTCTTCCATCTTCTCCTTCAATAGGACCAAAAATCATTTCACTTACAAATTCTACATCAAATTCATCTGCTATGTCATTAAGAGATTCTATAAAGTCATTATATTCTTCTACATCTTTAGAATCGGATGGGTTGTATCCTAGTTCAACCATTTCAATATTACAAAACTTTTCATAGGTAATTTTACCTTGTTGAAAAAGTTTACGAGCATATTCAGAAAAAGAAGTAATATTCTGTGTATCGGTAATAGGAACTAGAATACGTTTAGTCATATTACTTTCCTTGTCCTCTATAACGCTTAAAGTTACGACGTTTGTTCTTGTTCTTTGGTCTGCTGTTTACTGACTGACCAATGCTTGTTCGTAGATGCTGCTTAACCCATACAGGCTTTTCAGTTCCGGCAGGTTTCTTACTAGACATTTGTCAATTCCTTCCATGATACAGGATAAAGAGGTTCGATAACTTCGTTCCACATTGTTGCTAGGTATTGTATCTCCTTTTGTGCATGGTCGTCAATACGTAATTTGTAGGCACGAGCAAAAGCAGACAAAGAACCTGTGACGTAATAGCTGGTGTACATGCTTTGAGGAAGAACCATACGTGCTTGTTCTGGCGCTACTTCCATACTTAAAAGATCGTCATATATTTCTTTAGCTTCTATAAGAAATTCGTCATATGCTTTACTAATAAGCTGTTGTGATGATACACCTGCATCTTCTGATCCTTGTTTTTTATTTTCTGCACGTCTACGCCATTCGTCTGGATGGTAAAAGACAGGATCAGAGTCAACATATCTTCTACTAACTTCATTGTAACTAAATCCTACTGTATGTTTGAACCTTTGTCTAGCAACAAAGATAGGGACTTCCTCTCGTACTGTGATAACACAATGTGTGAAGGGTGTAAAGTGTTGATGTTTAGCTAGATACTTAATTAGCTTCTTATCTTTCTCACTAAGTTCCGTAATACCTAATGCTGGTATATCTCTAGCCCACCGAGATTCATTCTCGAATGAGACACGAGCAGAATTAACTACCGTAAGGTCTGTACCTAAGCAACTTATAAGTTCACATTTCATAGCTGGTATATCTCTCCTTTTTCACCAGTATAATAAACATTCTTAATACCAAATTCAACGATACATCTACGACAACCAGAACAAGGTTTAGCCATAGCTGAAGAATAAGGTTCTTTATTATTCTCTCTCTTAACCCTTACAACAAGTAAGCTTGTCTTCTGTATATCATCTACGCTTAACTGACGCAAC